GCCGACTTACCATATAAAGGTGTTACAGGTTTTGTAACAGAAATTGTAGGAGATGGTGGTACTGAGTATGATAATTATTTTGTTTATTGGGACGGTAATGCTTGGGTTGAAACTGTTAAAGACGGTTTAGACAACTCATTTGATGCCTCTACTATGCCTCATCTTTTAATAAGAACGGCAGACGGGAATTTTAGATTTTGCAAAGCTGACGGTTCAACTTACACGGTTAGTGGTACAGATTACGAGGAGCCGAGCTTTGCAAGCCGAACAGTTGGTGATGAAACAACAAGTCCAGATCCTACATTTATAGGAAGAAAGATTAATGATATTTTCTTTTATAGAAATAGATTAGGTTTTTTATCTGATGAAAATGTAATATTTTCTAAAGCAGGTAAGTTCTTTACCTTCTGGGCTACAACAGTAACTACATCAGTAGATGATGATATGATTGATTTAGCGGTTAGTCATAATAAAGTTTCTATACTAAAGTATGCTGTACCTTTTAATGAACAGCTTGTTTTATTTTCAGATCAAACACAATTTACACTTGATGCAGAAGAAGTATTGTCTGCTAAAACAGTCTCAATTAATCAAACAACTGAATATGAAATTGATGATAGTTGTAAGCCGTTAGGAGTAGGTCAAAACATTTACTTTGGTATTTCTAGAGGTAGCTTTGCAGGTGTTAGAGAATACTATGTTAATACTGATACTGAAATTAAAGATGCTTTAGATATAACAGTTAACTTACCAAGATACATTTCAGGAAGTATTACAGGATTGAAAGGTTCTTCTAGTGAGAATACTGTGTTTGGATTTTCATCTGGAGAAAGAAACTCTTTATTTGTTTATAAATACTATTTTGATGAATCTAAAAAAGCCTTACAAAGATCTGGATCTAAATATATTTTCTCTACAGCAGATGTACTCTTAGATGGTGATTGTATTCAAAACTTTTTATACATCGTAGTTAAAAGAGCTGACGGTACTTATTTAGAGAAAATGAATCTAAAAAAGCCTTACAAAGATCTGGATCTAAATATATTTTCTCTACAGCAGATGTACTCTTAGATGGTGATTGTATTCAAAACTTTTTATACATCGTAGTTAAAAGAGCTGACGGTACTTACTTAGAGAAAATGAATTTAAAGACTAATGAGGTAGATACTAATTTACCTTTTACAGTTTTATTAGATCGTAAAGTTGTATTAACAGGTAGCTATAGTAGTGGTACTGATAAAACTACTTTTACTTTACCTTATGAAGATACAAACACAATGGAGGTTGTACTAGGTGGAGCTTGGGGATCTACTCAAAAAGGTAGAAATATTCCTATAGTTAGCACTACAAATTCAACAGTAGTAGTTGATGGAGATTACTCAGCAAACACTTGTATAGTCGGTAGGAAGTATACTTTTAAATATACCTTTCCAACTTTCTATGTTCGTGAACAAAAATCTTCTGGTAGTTCTACAACTGTTAATAGCGGCAGATTACAGTTAAAAAACATGAGTGTTGTTTATGGAGATACAGGATTTTTCGAAGTAGTAATGACACCTTTAGCTAGGTCATCTTCTACTTATAAGTTTACGGGACAAGTATTAGGATCAAGTGGATTTACACTAGGTCAACCAAATTTGGAAAGTGGTACTTTTAAGTTTCCAATTCAATGTAAAAACGAAGACTCAGTTATATTTATAACTTCCGATAGTTACGTTCCTTGTAATTTTCTATCGGCAGAGTGGGAGGGTATATTCTCTGTTCTTTCAACAAGAGTAATAACCTAATGATTATTGATGAAATAGATACAAAAGCACAACATATAAAAGAATTAACTAAAGATTTAAGAAAAGAAGATTTAGCAGAAATAAAAGCAAAGTCAGGAGATGTAGACATTGAGAAAACTTTATTAAAAGGTTTAGCAATGACTAGCTACTGTCGTTCATTTTTTGTAGATAAAAAAATTGCAGGTATATATGGAGTTGTTCCATCTTTAGATGATAAAAATATTGGATCTCCATTTTTACTTTGCACACCAAAGATTAAAAAGATTAAAATTAAATTCTTAAAAGAATGTAAAGATAGAGTACAAGAAATGGAAGATAGGTTTCCTATTCTCTTTAACTACATCGACAGTAGAAATAAACTACATTTAGATTGGCTTAATTGGTGTGGATTTAAAATTATTAATGAAAAAACATTTAACGATGTTTTATTTTATGGATTTATAAAACAAAACTTTAAACAGGAGAAAGAAACAATAGATGTGTAACCCAACAGCATTTACAGCATTAAGAGTATTTTCAGCAGTTCAGTCTTATCGATCAGATAAAGCTAAAGCTAACTACACTAACTCTCAGACTGATGCTAAAGCTAAAACTATTAGAGAAGAAGCTATCTACAAAGATAACGCACTTATACGTCAAAAAGAAATTAAAGAAGATCAATTAAGTGAGGAAAAACTAAAACTTAAAGAAGAAGAAACAAAGAAAAAAGGACAAGTTAAACTAGCAATATTTGAAAAAGGTATTGGTGGTAATTTATTTAATAGTTTAGTTGGAGACGTAGAAAGACAAGCAGGTAAAGATTCTAATATTATAGATCAAAACTATGAAAACTATATGTATGGAATGGCACAAGATAGACTTGCTTGGAATAGAAGATTTACTAACCAAATAAACAATTTACCTAGAGCATACAAACCATCATTTACATCTTACGCTTTAAGTGCGGCTACAGATATTGGTACAATGTATATGGCTAATGCGGCACCTACTACTCCAAATGCGAGCTCAGGTGGTCAAACATTTAATTTAACTTACGATAATTACAACTCACCTAAATAATGGCTAAGATAAATACAGATTTAAATACTAATGTGCAGTTGGAAAACGCACCAACACCAGAAGCTGTATCAGTAGGTTCTGGAGCTCAGATAGTTGGTAAAAGTGGTTTTGAACAACTAGCAGATACTTTAGCTAGTATTAATCCTGCAATCAAAGCTTTAGCAGATAAAAAGTTTAAAGAACAAAATGAACAAAAAGCTAACGAGGGTGCCGCTAAGATTAATGGCATGACTTTAGAAGAATCTAAACTTGCTCATAAAAATGGTTTTCCAGATATTTATAATGGTTGGGCTAGATTTGGTGCATATAAACAATATGCAAATAACTCAGCAGATAAATTTATACAAGATTTTAAACAAGATTATTGGGCACAAAGAAATACTGCAAACTACAATTGGCAAGATCATTATAGTCAATATAGTGAACAGTATTTAGCTGATAAAGGTGATGATGAATTTTTTGCGTCAGCTTATAATGAAAGCACAGCTAAGTTAAGAACTTGGTTAAATACAAAAGAATTTGAAAGACAACAAGATAATTTAGTTACAAAGATTAGACAGAATACTTCATACGACTTACAGGCGTTACCTCATAAAGTAGAAGAAGAACTAGAAATAGCTTTCTACGAAGATGAGCTTTTAGAAGAAGGCGATGGCATGAGCATGAATGTCAAAGACTACGCTGAAAGAAAACAAAAATACTTTGCAGAAAATTCAGAGAAAATGTTTGAAAAACTTTACTATGATGTAAAAAATAATAAAAACCCTGCGTTAGATAATGTCGACTTTGATCAAATATTAATTCAAGAAGCTAAAACTCATGCTTTAATAGATGGTAGATTTGCTAATTCATATATTAAATTCTTAACTCAAAACAAACCAGATGGAACCCCATCAACATTAAACAATCCAAGTTTAGCACCACAAGTAAGAGAGATATTAAATAGTCTAAAAGATTCTAATGATTTAGTTAACTACGCTGTTAATTGGTCACAAGGTAATGTTGCAAGCTATTCTAAATCAGATAGAAAAAAGTTTGATAACCAATTGTTTGATAAAGAAGTAGCGGCTAGAACATCTGCGGGTGCAACGCCTGCCGAAGCATTTTTAAATACTGTTGTTTCTTTAGAAATGGGCATGAAACTTAATGAACCAATTGGTAGAATAGAAGATTTATTATCAAAACCTTTATCTCCCTACACTACAGAAGATTCTAAATTAGCTTTAGAAGTTTATGCAAGATTAGATAAATCAGGATTAACAGGTATTTATTTTAAAGAAAACGATAAGAGTAAATATGATTTCTTTATTGCTAATGCAATGGTTCAGTCTGGAATGGATTATAGAGATGTTATTAGAGAAATTGGAACTCAAAAGTATAGAACTTCAGAAATTATAACTCTAAATGCAGAAGATAGAAAAGAACTACAAGGTTATGCAGTTAATTCAGCTTACGCACCTAACCAAGAATTAACTCAAATGATCGGAGAGTATTTTAAGAATACTATGCCAGAAGGTGCTAATTATATTAAAGCAACAGGAGAGTTTATTGATAAGCATTATACTGATGTAAATGGTCGTTTAATTAGTAACTATAAAATTAAAAAGATTGGAGTTAATCCCGACAATTATGATGTATTTAAAATTAACGCAATTGAACTACTAAAAGAAAAATTAAATATCGAAAAAGATATTATTGAAGATTCTGAACTTGTAGGTTTTTACTACGATGAAACTAATCCTGATTTTACAGGAGTTGCCCCAAATGAAAACAGAGGTTTAGATTTAAACAATTACGAAATAATAGTTAATGATGAAAGAGATACTATTATGTTTAAAGAGAATCTTAGTACCTCTCTCGATGTGCCAGCAACAGTCGAATACAAAGACGGTCAAACTGTTTGGTTAGAAATACCTATTAGTATTGTTAAAGATAGAATGAAAGAGAAACAAGCTTCTCAAGATATTTTAGATGAGAAAGCAAGAATTGCTAAAGATAAAAAACTAAAAGCTAAACAAAAACGAGAAAAAGAAAGAGAAGATATGGGAGTAGGCACAGGTAACTTTGGACAAGGAGAAATATATAAATTTTAAATACTATGACTACAAATATTAATTGGGAATTTATCTCAAGCTTAGAAGGTGAAGGTGTAAAACAAGGTTATGTACCTAGTGAAAACTCTGGTGTTACAATAGCAACAGGTTTTGATTTAAAAGAAAAGACACCAGATTTTTTAATTAACGAGTTAGGCATATCAGAAGAAACTACAGGTTTCTTATCTAATTTTATGGGTGTGTCTGGAGCAGAGGCAAAAGAAGTAGCACCTAATTTACAATTAAATGATACTCAAGTTAAAGAAATAGATAAAGCTAGTCACTCTTGGTATACAAATCAAGTTGTAGCAACTTATAATAAACACGACCCTGTAACACCATTTGAAGAATTAACACAAGCACAACAGACAGTTTTAGTATCTGTTGGTTTTCAACATGGTACTTCTTTTACAAGAACTGACGGTAGTGATATGAATTATATCAAACAGGCCGCTAGCGGAGATTGGGACGGTGCTTTAGCTAACTTAAGAAACTTTGGAGATGATTTTCCAACTAGAAGAAATAAAGAAGCAGACTTATTAGAGAACGAAAAAAAAACTCTTAAAGCATTAGAAGACAGTAAATTTAAACCTACAGATACTACTAAACAAAAGTATCTATGGTCAGAATTACCGAGTGTAAGTAGAGGTTTATTTTTAGATGACGCATACAATGATAGTGAGTACCAAAAGTATATAGAAGAAGGTTCTACATTTACCAAAGGTGTTAAAGCGGCAATAAGAGAAAATACTATACTAGCTAACGGCTTTGATATGTTCTTTGCACCTACGTTTGTTCAAGAAGATGGTTTTAGTTATGAAAATAATTTAGAAGAATTTAGAGAAACAATTAAAAAATATAACCTTAATAGTAGATATGCAGAAAGTCTTGTAGGTGCTGTAAATGCAGGTCATCTAGAATATTTAGGACAAAAAGCAGGTAGACATCAAAAAAATGCTGAAATCTTATCTAACATGGGTTGGACAGGTACAGCCTTACAGTTAGGTTCTTTTATATTAGATCCTGTTAACATCACAGGTTACGGTGCTTTAAGTAAAGTAATGAAAGGCACTCAGTTTCTTACAGGAATATCAAGAAGACAAAACTTTCTTAGATCAGGATTAGTTTATGGATCTATGGAGGGAGCTTTATATGCTCCTGTAGCGGCTAATAACCCAACAATGGGTATCAATGACATAATAATAGCGTCAGCTTTAGGTGGTACTCTTGGAGGGGGTATCTCCGCAATAATGTCAAAAAGGCTTAATAATGTAGCTACTTCTATTGAAAGAGCTGACATAGAGGAGAATGGATTAAAAACAACCCCTAAAGCAGACAATACAAAATTTAAAAACACTAAAATATCTAAAGAAAACAAAAAGCTAGAGAAAGATTTAGCTGAAACAGATATTGATGGAATAGAATTATTCTATCCAAAATTAAGAAACATACCTTTCTTTGGTTTCAGTATGACAAGATCTGGAACTTTAGGAACAAGTCTTTCTAAACTAACTAAAAAGTTTGGTTTTGAATCAATGGAAGAACCTATTGGTTGGACTAAAGGAGATGGTAAAGCTGTAGTACAAAGAGAAACAGTTGAAGCCATAAGGGATCAAGTTACTATGGAAACACATAGTACAGTTTACGGTATTGTAAATGATGCTATGGAGGGCTACTTAAAATCTTTAGGTTATGGCGGTACAGCTATAGGTAAACTAAAAGGTTTCTTTCAGTTTAAACATAAAACAGATTTCATGGTTAAAGTTAAAAGAGCCATGATTGCTTTATCTAGAAAAGATAAAAGTGCGGCTGATATAGAATTATTAAAAGATGCTAATGTAGTTAAAGCGGCTGAGGGCTATGCAAATGGTTTTCAACTATGGGCTAAGAAGTTAGCAGAATCTGGTGTTGAAGGTGCTGAGGATTTAGCGGCAAACACAGGTAGATATTATGTACCTAGAAAAATTAGTTTTGAAAGCTTTGCGGCTCTAGAAGCAAAAATAGGTGAAGATGGAATTGAAGAATTATTAGTTAAAGCTATCTCAAGTGAACAACCTTTAATTAATAGATTAGACAATCCTATTTCAACAGGTGGTACAGCAAAACAAAAAGTTGATGTAACAAACCCTAAGATTGATAAATTAAATAAACAGATTGATGAATTAAAAGAAAAAAATAAAAAAGTCTATAAAGATTCAAGAGCTCAAGACGATATAGATAGAAAACCTTTAAAGAAAAAACTTCAAAAAGAAAACCCCGATCTTGACGAAGCACAGCTAAATAGAAAAGTTTCTCAGATTTTATCTGATAGATCTAATAAAAAGATAAAGCCAACAATAGATAAAATTAAAAAATTAGAAGAAAAAAGAAAAAAACTAATAGATAGCTCAGAAGCAACAGTACAAAAAACTGAAGTAATTTCTATAACTAAAGCTAGAGCTATGGCCAAAGCAATTGTCCAGGCGGCTAAGTATAATAGTAGACATGGTGGTTTTGATATTGAACAACTTATTAAAATTAAAAGTCCAGAACTATTAAGAGAATATATAGATGATGTATTTTCTAATTTAACAAAATTACAAAGAGATGATTTATTTAATGGTCTTAAAAATAATATAAGTCTTTTAACATCAGGAAGATTCTCAGAAAGAATTAGATTAAACGAAAACTTTGAAACTACAATTAAAGGTGTTAACACTAGAGTAGATGATCTTTTTGAAAATGATATAGATTTACTTTGGCACTCATACACAAATGAAATGAGTGGTTGGTATTCACTATCCGAAAGAATGGGTATTAAAAGTAGAAACCAATGGTTAAAAACAAAGAACGAATTATTTAACGATATTGATAAAGTTTACAATGATCCTAAAACTAATGTAGCTAAAACTAAAAATGCTACACAAAGAGGATTAGGTAATAAGTTTATTGCACAAGAAGAAAAAGATACAATAGATAGTTTCTTTAATAACATTATGGGAAGATCTACTGAAACAGGAGATCCATCATTTGGTGCAAATAAAGTATTAAGAGATTTAAGAAGATTTAATTTTATAAGGGTACTAAACCAAGTAGGTATAGCACAGCTACCTGAGTATGGTGTAGCTGTATCACAACAAGGTATGAAAACCATGTTGAATGAAATACCTTTCTTTAGAAAGTTAGTTGATGATGCCCAAGCGGGTAAGATAGACGATACTTTCTATAACGACATGGCTATTATTGGTGCATCTAATGGAGATGATTACTTATACAGATTATATCAAGCACATGATGTTTTAGACAGAGGTATTTCTAAATTAGATAGTCAAGCTAGTTTTGTATCAAAACCATTAACTAATGCGGCAGAAAAAATAACAGGATATACTTCTGGTTTAATTAAAATAGATAGCAACCAAAGAAAGATTGCTATGAGATTATTTGTTCATAAATTAGCAGAAGATCTTATAGATGTTTCTAAAGGTGGAAAAACTATAGATGCTATAAGTAAAGGTAGACTAAACAGATACAGAGTTTTAGGATTAGATGATGCTGATCTTGTAGCTTTAGCAAAAGAATTTAATAGTCCTAATGTAGTTACTACAAGTAACTCTTTAGGTCGTAGAGTTTTATCATTTGATTTTGTAAAATTTAAAGATCAAGCTTTAGTTAAAAGATTTGCAATAGCAACTAACAGATATACTAAACGAGCTGTTCAATATAATTTTATTGGAGATACGAGTAGATTTTTCTCAGACAATGCTTGGGGAAAAACTATGGGTCAGTTTAGACAATTCGTTATGACTGCTTGGAATAAACAGTTTTTACATAACGTAGCTATGGCAGACCAAGCAACAGTAAATATGTTCTTATATACTTCATTTATTGGAGGAGCGGCTTATGTTGCTCAAGCTAACTTTAATGCTGTTGGTATGTCTAAAAGTGAAAAGAAAGCATACTTAAAAAAGAAACTTGGAGAAAAAGGTGATTACAATAAGATTGCAATTGCTTCTTTCCAAAGAGCAGGTTGGTCTTCGGTTATGCCTCCTTTCTTAGATATGATTATGGGACAGGTTGCACCAGATCACAGATTTAATACCAGATCATCTGGTCAAGAAATGAATTTAATAACAGGTAATCCTACTTATGATTTAATAGGTAAAATATTTCAAGTTGCAGGATCTGGATTAAAAGCAACAAGATCTGACTACAATTTTAGTAAACAAGATTTAAATAGAATAATGAGATTATTTCCATATCAAAACTTATATGGAATTAACCAATTCTTAAACTTTGTAAGAGATCATTCTGGCTTACCAGATAAAGGTCAACAAGAACTATATTAACAACAGGGAAAACAAATAAAATATGGCATTTGCAATAGATACATATACAGGTAATGGTAGCACAACTTCTTATAGTGTAACCTTTCCGTACATTACAACTGCTGATGTTATTGTAACTGTAGATGGTGTTACAAAAACATTAACTACAGATTATACTTTTTCTAACTCATCTACTATTGCATTTGGGTCGGCTCCTGCAAATAGTTCTATAATTAAAATTACTAGGTCTTCAAATAGAAATGCTAGACTTGTAGATTATCAAGATGGATCTACCCTTACAGAAGCTTCACTTGACCAAGATGGAAACCAAGCTTTCTTTATGGCACAAGAAGCTATTGATATTACAGAAGGTACTTTAAATATTTCTACAACTACAGACCAATGGGACGCAACAAACAAAAGAATTACTAATGTTGCAGACCCAGTAGATAATACTGATGCTGTAAACAAACAATTTATATCAACTAACATACCTAACATTACAACAGTAGCAGGTATTAG